GTGAGTGTGACGGCTACGAAGACCGGCACGGGCTCGTTCTTGCCACTGACGTTCGTGACCAGCAGTATCGAGCGCCTGCGCATCGATACGTCTGGGAATGTGAACATCCCGACAGCCGGGGCTCGGATCACGGGGGATTTCAGTGGCGTGACGTTGGCGAATCGTCTGATGTTTCAGACGAGCACGACGAACGGAAATTCGCAATTAGGGTTGCTGCCCAACGGGACTGCAACCTCGGCAAACTTCGCGGCGCATAACGCATCCGACCCAACAAACGCCAGTCGGGCAAGAATTCAGATAAGTCTGACACAAGCCAGTTTTGAGTCCGACATCACCGGCACCGGCACCTACCTGCCGATGACCTTCTACACCGGAGGCAGCGAGCGGGTCAGGGTTGATACGTCGGGGAATGTGGGGATTGGGACGGCGAGTCCCGTCAATAAGGTTGATGTTTCGGGCGGGAACTTTGGTTTTCGTGCTGCTGCCCAGGCGCGTTTTTATCGTCCTGATAATGGCAATTACGCAATCATCGACAACCCAAGCAACTACCTGAGGCTCAGCCAGTCCGGGGGTGACGACGTAATTGTCACGACATCCGGCAACGTGGGGATTGGGACGACGAGTCCGTCGCAGCTTGTTGAAGCGTCCCTATCGCAGAATGGCAAGACGCAGGTCAAGGTTACCAACGTCAACGCAGGGGCGAACACTTCGGCGGGGGTGCTTTTCGGTACATCGTCGGGCGACAACGGATATATCGGCGCAAACGGCGGCGCAGCCTCATCGGCGATTGGCGGCGCAAATGCAGTTCAGGTCACGAACCTGACCGCGAACCCGGTGGTGCTTGCGACCAACAACACCGAACGCATGCGCATCGACTCCTCCGGCAACATCGTCGCCGGGGCCAGCGCTGCACTCGCCACCAACGCCACGAACGGCTTCCTCTACGTGCCGACCTGTGCGGGAACTCCGACTGGCGTGCCGACCGCCATCACCGGCATGGCACCGATTGTGGTGAACACCACGAACAACAAGCTCTACTTCTACTCAGGCGGCGCATGGCGCGATGCTGGGCCGTAACCCGAGCGAACCAGCATGGCCGCAATCCCCATCGTCGCAGGAATCTACTCGGACGCAGGCCCGGACATTCGGACCGCGTTCCCGGTGAACCTGATGCCCGTTCCCAAGGGCTCAGGCGTCAGCCAGGAGTACCTGAGGCCGGCAGATGGGGTGGTGCCAATGGCCTCGACCGATGTCGGCGTGGATCGCGGCGCGATTGAGTGGCGCGGCACCTGCTACCGGGTAATGGGCACGAAACTCGTGAGCGTGTCGGCCACGGGAGCGATCACGGTGCTTGGCGACGTTGGCGGGCCGGTCAACACCTACGTCACGTTCGACTACTCGTTCGACCGGCTGGCGATTGCCAGCGGCGGCAGGCTGTACTACTGGAACGGCGGTTCGCTGGTACAGGTCACCGACCCCGATCTGGGCAACGTGCTAGATGTCGTGTGGGTCGATGGCTACTTCATGACCACGGACGGCGAGTTTCTGGTGGTCACCGACCTCAGCAACCCGCTGGCCGTCAACCCGCTGAAGTACGGTTCGTCCGAGATCGACCCCGATCCGGTGGTTGCGCTGCTCAAGCTGCGCAACGAAATCTACGCGATCAACCGGCACACCATCGAGGTGTTCGACAACGTGGGCGGGACTCTGTTCCCGTTCCAACGCATCGACGGGGCGCAGATCATGCGCGGCGCGGTGGGCACGCATGCCGTGTGCGTCTTTGGCGACGAGGGCCTCGCGTTCCTCGGCGGTGGTCGCAACGAGTCTCCGAGCATCTATCTTGGCGGCAACGCCTCCAGCGCACCGCTGGCCACGCAGGACGTTGATCTGCTGCTGCAGACCTACACCGAGGCGCAACTGTCCACGGTCAAGCTGGAGGCCCGCATCGACCGGGCGCACAAGCTGCTTTACGTCCATCTGCCCGACCGCACGCTGGTGTACGACCACGCGGCCAGCCAGGCGCTGCAGATGCGGATCTGGTTCACGCTCACGGGCGGCGTGGAGGGATTCGAGCAGTACCCGGCGCGCAACTTCGTGTGGTGCTACGACAAGTGGCTCGCGGGCTCGCCTTCGCTGCAGTCGCAGACCGACTTGCTGCTGGCCGAAAACGGCGATGTGCTGGAGACCGAAACCGGGGGCGACCTGATCGACGCCAACGAGGGACTCTACGGCGTAGTGGGCTACCTCGACCGCAAGATCAGCAGCCAGTGGGGCGAGAAAACCCGTTGGGAGTTCGTCACGCCCATCGTCTACAACGAGAGCAAGGGCGCAATCTTCCACGAACTCGAACTCGTGGCCCTGCCGGGGCGTGTGACCATCGGCACGAATCCGACCATCTCGACCTCGTACTCGACCGATGGCATGTCGTGGAGCCAGGATCGGTTCATCGGGGCCGGGAAGACGGGCGACACCCGCAAGCGCCTCGTCTGGTTCCAGCAGGGGCACATGGAGTCGATCCGCATGCAGCGCTTCCGGGGCGACTCGGACGCGCACATCTCCTTCCTGCGGCTGGAGGCGCGGCTTGAGCCGCTGAACGTCTGATGCCGACCCAGACGCCGCCGCTGCGCCTGACGCGGGATCAGCTTGCCACGTTCCTGACGGATCAGAAGCAGATCCGCGCCTTCGAGAACCTGTTCTCCATCGTGGAGGACATCGCGCCCGACGTTGTGCAGCAGGTGCTGCTCGCAGCTGGGAACGCGCAGGCAGCGGCCACGGACGCACAGGGACAGGTGCAGAGCGCCGAGCAGGCGCTGGGCACGATGCTCGCCGTGTGCGAGGCCAAGGCCACGCTGGCGCTGCAACAGGTGCTTGCGCTCAAGCACATCGCTGACTTCGTGGAGACTGCGCCGCCCCCGCGCGAGTTCAAGCGCAGCCGCTACGGGTCGTTCTACAGCACCGCCACGCAGACGGCGACGGCCATCAATACGGCCAAGGAAATCACGTTCAACACGACGGACCTGTCGCGCGGGGTGACGATCGGCACGCCGACCTCGCGGGTGTACGTGGACACCGAGGGCATCTACAACTTCCAGACCAGCATTCAGCTTGACTCCACGGTCGCAACGGCGCAGGAGTTCTACCTGTGGTTCAGGAAGAACGGCGTGGATGTCACGAACTCGGCCAGTCAGGTGCGGATTCAGGGCAACAACGCCGAGGTGTTCTTGGCGCTGAACTTCTTCTTCAACCTCAAGGCCGGGGATTACGTCGAACTCATGTTCAGCGTGAGTGACCTCGGCGTGCAACTGCTGGCCTCCGGGGCTGTCGCTCCGCATCCGGGCATCCCGTCCGTCATCCTGACCGTCTCCAACAACATCGGGGGCATTGAATCATGACCGTAACCGTTACCGTGCTCGTGCCTCCCAAGCAGATGGAGGCATCGCAGACCACGCAGTACACCGCCACGAACGTGCGGGCCATCATCGACAAGGCGACCATCACCAACACGGACACGGTGGCGCGCACGTTCTCGGTGAACATCGTCACGAGCGGCGGGTCGGCTGGGAACGGCAACCTCGTCATCGACACCCGCACCGTGCAGCCCGACGAGACGTACCTGTGCCCCGAGCTGGTGGGCCATGTGCTCGCGCCGGGTGGGTTCATCTCGACGATTGCCAGCAATGCGACCTCGCTGACGCTGCGAGTCTCTGGACGCGAGATTACTTGAGGGGTATGATGCGAGTGCTGAGTTTCGAGCGGCCAGCGGCTCGCATCCTCGTTTCGGAGGAACGCGATGCTTAACTTTCTTCTCCCGATGGGAGCAGCGCTACTTGGTAGCGCCATGCAATCCCGCGCTGCGGGCAAAGCCGCAGGCCAGCAGGCCGATGCCGCACAGGCCGGAATCGAGGAGCAGCGCCGTCAGTTTGACGAGATGCGCAAGCTGCTGGAGCCCTACGTCCAGGCCGGCCAGCCCGCACTGCAAGGGATGCAGGCGATGCTCGGGCTGCAGGGAGCAGAGGCGCAGCAGCAGGCCATCGCAGGCGTCGAGCAGAGCCCGCTCCTGCAGGCGATGATGCGCCAGGGTGAGGAGGCCATGCTGCAGAGCGCATCGGCTACGGGCGGTCTGCGAGGCGGGAACCTGCAGGGCGCGCTGGCCCAGTTCCGGCCGCAGATGCTGCAGGAGGCCCTCGACCAGCAGTACCAGCGCCTCGGCGGGCTCACGGCGCTTGGGCAGCAGTCTGCTGCGGGCGTGGGTGCGGCTGGTATGCAGACCGGACAGCAGATCGCCGGTCTGCTCGGTCAGCAGGGCGCTGCACGCGCAGGCGGCACGCTGGGCCGTGCGGCACCGTTCGCCAGCCTGCTCCAGACCCCGCTGCAGATGTACGGCATGGGCGTGGGCAGCGGCAAGATTCCGTTCCCGTCGTTTGGCGGCGCTCCGAGTGGCTACGGCGGCGGGCTGCCATCGGGGATGATCCCGAGCGGCGTGCCGATGTAAGGAGGCTGACACATGGCACTCGGCCCGATCAACTACCAGATGCAGGTGCAGTCGCCGTTTGAGAGCGTGCTGCAGGGGATGCGCGTGGGCGCGCAGATGGCTGACATCGAGGCGGCTCGACAGCAGCAGGCTGTGCAGATGGAGGCCATGCGGCAGAAGGCTGCGCTGGAGCAGCAGGCGGCGCAACGTGCGGCGGCTAACGAGGTTGAACTGCAGCAGCTTCAGGCGGTGCCGTTCGAGCAGATGTCGCGCCAGCAGCAACTTCGACTGATGCAACTGAGCAACAGCGAAGCCACCCGCGCGTTCATCTCTCGGCAGATCGAGCAGGTTCCGGCCACGGTTCGCACTAACCGGGCGCGCAGCTACGGCGGCATCGTCAACGCACTCGTCCTCAACCCCGAGATCGGCGTCAAACGCCTGCGCGAACTGGCCGAGGCTGAACAAGACCCTGCGGAGAAAAAGGCGCTTGAGGTGGCCGCGCAAGCCGCTGAGATGGACCCCTTTGCCGCAGCTCGCACCATGCACGGCATGATGGACATGATCGGCGGCGAAGAGACGCGCAAGATCGCTGATGCGGTGGTCAACAACCTTGTCCGCGTTGGCAAGCCACTGTACCCCAAGGAGCCGGGTAAGCCGGTGGTGGTTGGCGGTTCGGTGTTCATGCCCGACACGCGGGAGTTCTTGCAGCCGCCTCGGCAGCCGAAATTGCTCACTCCTGAGGAAGAAGAGCAGGAGATTCGCATCGCGCGCGAGAAGCGACCGCCGGCAGCGCCGCGCGAACCTGCCTCCCCCGGCGCTCCGGTTGCTGTCGTTGACCCCGCTACCGGGCGCCCGGTTCTCGTCACCCGCGAAGAAGCTCTGGCCGGACGCATGACGCCCGCTGCTGCTATGGAGGGTTTGACGCCCAAGGAGCGACAGAACCGCGAAGCCAAGTTCCCACAAGCCACTTCCGCGCTGCGCACGTTCGAATCGTCGTCCGACACGCTCGTCAAGGACTTGGAACGGCTGCGGGATCATCCTGGGTTGGGAAGCATCACCGGCATTGCGGCCGGCCGCATTCCGGGTATCACGCCGTCCGGGCGCGCGGCCGAGGCGTTGTTCGACAAGATCGTGGCGCGAGGGCAGTTCCAAGAACTGCAGAACCTGCGCAACTCGTCACCTACTGGCGGCGCACTCGGCAACGTGTCGAATGCCGAGAATGACCGTCTGCGGCAAGCATTCGCATCCCTTGATCGTCGCCAAGACGCGCCCGATGTCAAGGCCGCCATCGACACTGCCATCGGAGAAATCCGTGCGGCCAAGGGGCGCTTGCGCGATGCTTACGACCTGACCTACGAGTATCGGCAGGGTGGTGGTCAAGCGCCGGCTGCGCCCTCTGGAGTGAGACCAGCAGCCCCGGCGCCCGCGCCTGCTGGCGGCGCGGTGTCTGTGACGCTGCCTGATGGTCGAACGGTGTCGTTTCCGAATCAGTCCGCTGCCGATCAGTTCAGGCGGGCCGCTGGGCTCTGAAGACAATGGCAACGATTGACGACCTGATCAAGCAGTTCGGCGGCTCTGTTTCGCCAGTGCCTGCCCCGGCTGTTGATCTGGCCGCGCTTGCGGCCCAGTACGGCGGGTCAATGCAGCCCGTTACGCCTCCCGGCCAGATTCCCGGCGCTGGGCCTTACGTCGCGCCCCCTGCGCAGCCGGCGCAAACGCCTGCCGGCAAGCGGGCAATCGCCATGGTGCGACCGACCGTCGAGGCGCTGGGCGCGGCAACCGGTGCTGTGGTCGGCGGCGGTGCGGGCACGCTGGCGGCCCCCGGCCCCGGAACCGCGCTTGGAGGCGTAGCTGGTGCGGGCCTCGGCTTCGGCATCGCCAAAGGCGGTCTTGATCTGCTTGAACAAGCACTGGGATACCAAGCAGCTCCTGCCACAGCCGAAGAGGCTGTCACCCGCGGCGCGCGAGATGTGGCAACCGGCATGATTTTTGAGACTGGCGCACGCGCCCTCGCGCCCGCACTCGGTACCGCCGTAGGCAAACTCGCCGACATCAGGAAAATTCCCGAGCAGCGCGCGGCGCGTATTGCGCGTGAGGCACTCGGTAAAGACATCAACGATGTGCTGCCGGTGCTGCGCAACGCGCCGCCCAATGCCAGCGTGGCCGAGATCACGACAGCCGTTGAGAACCCGACTTGGCAGGCGCTGATCGACCGCGCCGTGTCGCGCGACCCGCAGTTCGTGCGCAAGTTGCGCGTCATGAACGAGCGCGAGGCGCGCTCGGCGCTGGCCAAACTTGCTGGTGGTGCCAATGAGGCCGATGTCATTGCCGGCCTTGATCGTGCCAAGTCTGCGCTCAACACAATGACCGGCCCGCAACGCGAGATGGCACTCGACCGCGCCAACCTTGGCAGGGCTGTGGCCGACTACGAGGCGCAGGCCGGCAAGTTGAGCCGCGAGGCCGCGGCTCAGGTGCAGGAGGTGCGCGATCTCATCAGCGCAGGCAACGCAGCCGAGGCGTGGGCTCGACTCGACCTGATCAAACGCGGGCTTCCGGTGGGCGCCACCAAGTACACCTTCTTCGGTGAGATGGCCGACAAGGCGTTCAACGCTTGGTCGAACAAGGCCGCGCAGGGCTCGCTTGACCTTGGTCAAGGTGCCAGGTTTGCGCAGGGCGCGGCCGACGCGCTGCGCTCGGTTGGCATCAAGCCTCTCGAAAGCGAACCCCTTATCCGCAGCCTGGCAGCAGTCAGCCGTAACCCGTCCTTCGCGGGTAACGATCTGATCGAAGGCTCGCTGCGGAACGTGGCCGATGACATCGCCAAGTGGACAAATAGCGGAGGGATCATCGACGCCCGCGCGCTGGACGCCATTCGCAAGAACTCGGTCAACGCCGCAATCCAAAAGTTGCGCCCGGGCATGGACGCAACGGCGCAGCGCAACCTTGCCGCAGGCGTGCTGACCGAGATCAAGCCTGCACTCATTGACGCCATTGAGGGAGCTGGAGGCACAGGCTATCGACAGTACCTTTCGGACTACGCGCAGGGCATGCAGCGCCTTGCCGAGCGTGAACTGACGGGCTACGCTGCTCGGCTGTGGAAGACCAACAAGGACGAGTTCGTTCGACTGGTGATGAACGAGACGCCCGAGGCGGTCGAGAAGGTTCTCGGGCGGGGAAAGTACAACATCGCTCGGGAACTCTCCGAAAACACGATGGACACGCTGCGTGAACTCGCACAGCGCCGGGTTGCTGAAGTTGCAGCGCGCGAGCAGGCCAGCGAAGGACAGCAGGCGCTGGCAGAACTGCTGAAGCAGAACATGAAACTATTTCGCTTGCCGAATCGACTTCAGAGTTGGATCGCCAACACCAACACGGCGCTTGCCACGCTGGAACTTCAGATCGGTGAGAAGACCATGCGGACGCTCACCGAGGCCATGAAAACACCGCAGGGCGCTGCAAACCTGCTGAGCACAATTCCCGGTCCTGAGCGCAACCGTATCGCCATTCTGCTGCGCAACCCGATGGGTCAGGGAAAAGCCGCCGCAAGAGCCGCCGCAGTCGCTACCATGCCCCCTGAAGAACAGGAAACCCAACCATGACCACCCTCTCCATCCAGCCCCCCTTCCCCGCCTTCACCGACATCGACGGCCAGCCGCTCGAGAACGGCTACGTCTTCGTCGGCACGGCGAACCTGAACCCCGTCACGAACCCGATCTCGGTTTTCTGGGACGCTGCACTCACGCAGCCTGCAGCCCAGC